TTCGCCCGTTGTCGCGTCTGTGGTCTCGACCAACGTCGTCAGCCCGGCTCTATCGGTCAGCGTGCACGCCGCGATTCCTAGCGAAAACGCCACTGCGCAAATCGCGAGTAAAACTTTTTTTTCAAAAGTCATCGTTTGTGTCGATTGATTCAATTAAATTCCCGCAACGTTTGCGCCGATGCTTGCCGCGCTCGTTTCGATGCCAAGTGCGCTGCGAATATCTGCGAAAACATCAACTCCGCCGATGACTGCGACCATATTTTTCACATCGACGATGTGCACGGGCGTTCCCGCGACGGTCTTGTGATAATAATACACACTCATCGTGAATTTCGGCTTTACGCCAGCACCGGGCGTCCATTCGCCTGGCTCAATCGATTTGATTTTGCCCGTGAGTTTGATGACGCATTCTTTGACATTGCCGTCAAAATCTTGCACTGCGCCGCGTGCCGTTATCGAAACGGGTTTGACCGAATTTCCAAGGCGACTTTCGACCTCGGGCGCTTGCTTCGTCAGCGTAAAAGAGGCTTCGAGCTTTTCGAGCATTCCCGTTTCGACGTCCAGCGGCGCAATCATGCCGGCGGCTTTAAATTCTTCCGTCGCCATGGTCAACGTCGGCGGCGTAAAACTTTCTGCATTGCCGGCGTATCCAATGCCGTCGATGAAGATGTTAAAATTTTTGAGAATATCGCTTGCAACTGCCATTTTCGTGATTTCCTGTTTTCGTTTTAAAATTTATTTACGCGGCGCGGCTTAAAAGACCGCGTCGTAGTAATCCGTGACTGTCGCCGAATCGAATTGAACATCTTCCATCGGCGCAGGCGGTGTGAATTTGTAGGCAAAACGTACCTTGCCCTGCGAAAGCTCGCTGGCAGGGTTGTCGTCTTCGTCAATCCAGCATTCACCGCCGAGAATTGCTCCTTGTGAACAAAGTGTTCGCAAATAGTCGTTGACGGTATCGACCACGGCATCGAGCGTCGCCTTCGTAATCGGTCGATCCACGTATTCCAAACACGCATCCTGAATCGAAAGGTTAATCATATCCGACGTTCTGCGAACGGGCAAAAACGCGAATTGCGTTCCCGAAGAACACGTCCGCGAGCCCCACGCGCGGAAACCGTCGCGGCGGATAATCGTCGAAATCTGGTTTTCGTTCAGCATAGACGCGTCGCAAGTCGAATCGCCGTTGCGGAAACCGATTGAGCGGCTCGTTCCCGTGATTCCCGAAAACTCTTGATTCGAGAGCGTCCACCAAAAACCTTTGTTGTTGTCTGTTTTAACTTGCAAGCCCGCAAACGCTGCCGATGCTGGCGTGTTCACGTATTCGCTTTTTTCCGTGTCGTAAACTTGGACTTCTGGCGCAATCAGCATCAAACGGTCGCTGCCAAAGTCTGCTTTGAACGCAATTGCCGCTTCGTTCGTGTCGGCGGGCGCGTCGGCAAAAACAATCGCTTTGAGTTTTTCTGCCGCAGAAACAAGGGCGTCGATGGTCGCTTTCGTGTTGGCAAAACCGGGCGCGATGAGCAATTTCGGCGCGTATCCAGTCTCGCTTTCTGCGTTCAAAAGCACGTCCGCGCCTTTGATGATGTTGGACTGTGTTTCCGCCTCGTCTTCGCTCGCTTCAACGCGCACGACAATAACTTGCGCTCCGCATTGGTTAAAAATCTGCGTCAGTGCAGAATAAAGCGTTCCCGCCGCTCCGAGTTTTGCCGCTTTCGATTTCGAACCGGCAATCATGACGGGCGTGTTCAGCGGGAACGTTGCCGTGTCGGCATCTGGCGCAGTGCCAACAATCCCGATGACCGACGATGAAACCGTCGAGACAGCGACGCTTCCCGATTCTGTTTCGTTAATTTTAACTCCGTGATTATATGCCATTTTTTTTTTAAAGTTTATTTGTGAATTTCGTCGTGAATTTAATCGCTTCGTCCGATTTAGTGGCTAAATCGGACGAAGCGATTATGGCGGGTTTATGCCGTTGCCTTCGAGAGTTTCGCAAACGCTTCCGCGTGGCGAACGGCAATGTCCATGTCGTGGAAAACAGCGATATTGACTTGGCGGTTCGAAACTTCGCGCTCTGAAAGCACTTCCGTTCCTCCCCAGACAGCCGTGATGACTTGATTCCAAACGCCAAAGAACAAATCTCCGTCTTCGACTTGGTTGGAAACGATCGCGCCGTAGCCGTTGACCGTGTTGCCGGGTTCCCAAATCGTGTTGTCCGCAGATGTCGTGGAGAATTTTTTCGTGGTCTTAAACGCTCCGCGCATTTTGGCTGGTAAAACGTATTGCATTACGCCGATGTCTGCATTCGCGGCGGCGATTTCGCTTTCCATTTCGACGACTTCCGCGAACGTCGGCGCAGTGCCCGTGTAGTCCGCAGAATAAATTCCCGTCTGATTGGCAACGCCCACAGGTGCGCCGTTCGTGCCGTCTCCGTAGAGAACCGCTTTATCGAGCGCAAGAGCAACGGTTTCGATGAGCAGGTTAGAAACAAGCGCGTCAACCGAAAGCGAGCTTTGGCGAAGCAATTTATCCGAAAGCGACATCATCGCAGAAATCGTTTTCGGTGAAAGTTTGATTTGCTCAAACGTCGCGGATTGAACCGGCGATGCGCCGTTTTCGTCAATCCAGCCAGCAGACGGTCCACTCGCGAGTTTCGGAATGGCGATGTCTCCGCGCAATCCCGTCAAAACCTGCGCAAGGCTTCCGACGCTCATTTTATTTTTCAAAAGCGAAATAAATTCGTTTGCGAGCACATCAGTCGCGACGGTCTTGTCGCCCGTGCCGATGAGAGCTGGCGTCGCATTGGCATTCGTCGAAACAGAAAGCACATCGCGGGCAAGGGCAAAGCCTGGAATGATAAGCCCGCCGTGGTAATTCGCTTGACTGCGTGCGGCTTCCTCTGAGACTTCGCGTTCAAAGGCTGCGTCTTCTTGCGCACGGCGATCGTTCGGAAACGCGGCGGCGCGAATGGCTTTCGTCACAGAATAGCGGCGGGCGTCTTTCGCAGAAAGAAAATCGCCAGAGAAACCAATCGAGCGCGGAATCGCTTTGTCGTCTTCTTCCCACGCAGAAAGAACCTCTTTACGAAATTCTTCGAGCGTGCTCCCGCGAGCCACTGCTTGCTCGGCGAGTTTACGCGCACGCGGAAGCGTTTTCAAAGAATCCGCAAAAGCGTAGATGCGAGCCGCGTCCTTTTCCGCGACGGTTTCGGCGGCGTGCGCCGTTGTGTGCGCGTCCGCGGTTTTAACTTCTGGTTCGTTGATGACTTTTTTGTCTTCCATTGTTCTCGTTGTGTTGTGTTGTGTAAAATTAAAACTTCTGCCGACGCCGACCGTGTCGTCCGCTGGTATCGTGACCAAAGAGATTTCGAGCGGCTCCCATTTCGTCACTCGCTCAATCGGCAAGCCGTCCGCCACGTCTGCGTTTTCAATCTGGCTTTCGGCGATTCGGTAAAGAAAAGAAATTTTTGTTAGAATGCCGGCGCGAATGTCTTTCAGAATTGCGTCGCCTTCTGAACCTTCTTTGATGATGACAGTGGCGCGTCCGATGCCGTCGGTATCAATTCGCGCGGAGCCTCTCGAAACGACTCCGAGATATTCGTCTGCGTGGTGATTAAACAAAAGCGGTGCTCCGTTGTTTAAACGCGTCAAATCAGCACAGCCAGTGGCGTGCGAAAGAATTTCGTATCGGTCGCCACGGAAAACAGGTGTTTCCGATGAAAACGCGACGCTGATGCAACGCCCGTCCAAAAGGCTTTTTTCAACGTCCGCCGTGCGTGACCGCTCAATCAAAGTGTTTTCGGTTTTCATTTGTATGCGGCGAATTTTATTCTTCTTTTAAAAAAAAACTGGTCGGACTAACGTCACATTTTAAAAAAAACGCATTTTTTTTTCACGTGCCCGCGTTTAAGATTTTTCCACGTATGGATTTAATGAAGCTTTTCGGGAAAATCGCGCTGATTCCAGAGACCGACAAAACGACGCCCGCTGTCGCGACTGTCGCTTTTGTCGAAAAGTTTGAAGACATTCGTGTCTGCGTCGATGGCTGCGGGCGTGCGCCGTTGACTTGGAACCTTGTCGGCGTGAAAGATGGCGCGGATTTCGTCTTGCGTGTCGTTGAAAATCCTTTTGATGCGGATATTCGCGTGCGCTTTCTTGCGCATCCGCAAGGCTCGGCAGAAAAACCTTGCTGTCGTGGCTAACTTTTTACGCGGAAAAACCATAGCCCGGGTTTTCCGCTTTGTCGGCTGTGTTTAGTTGCGGACCATTGTAATAATCTCGCCTGTTCTCTGCTGGGTCGTGTTCTTTCCATACGCGGAACATCACATCGGGCGTTAGCACGTTCGTCATGTAGGTTTGCTTGAAAACCGTCTCAATCGGCACATTCTCCGTCGTTCCCACGCCCCAATAAATCCCTCCTGGTGTCCACTTGTAATAACTAAACGTCGGGTCTTCGGGTTTGGGTTCGGGTTCTTTACTCCCTGGGATTTCGGGCAAAGGCTCAATCTCAGGAACGCCTTTTTTCTCGGCTTCCTCTGGCGTTTCACCTTCTGGCGGCGTTAAAAGCGCAAGCTGTGTAATCGAAAGCGTGCAACTGTCCTCCTCCTCGCAAACGGTGGTTTTATCGTCTTCGAGTGCAGGCGAATAACGCGCTCCCGTTTCGTCATCGACAAGCGTTCCTGTCTCGCTCGCCACGACCTCCGAACAATATTTATAATCGCAAGTCAGCAACGGCGAAATGCCTTTCGTTAAGTAAGAAGTGTTCTCTGGCGAAGAAATCTTGCCACTCGTGTCGTCGCTTTTGGAAACGCCAAACCAATCCGACGAATGCGCCGTGACCGTCTTTTCAAAAATCGCAAAGCCTTTTTCCTCTTTCAAAACAAAGTCCGTCGAGCCAGCCAACGCAGGAACAGTGACGTGCGTATTCGTTCCAGCACTCGGCAAATCGTTAACGACATCGCACGCCGTGGCTTCAAAATAGCACCGAGCTTTTATCTTCATACACGCCTTCTGCTTGACTTGAACCGTCATCGTGAACGCCTTGTCCGTTTTAGAACCATTCGCCAAAACTCTAAACTTCCCCGTCCATTCGCCTATGACGCGTTCCGCTCCCGTATCGTTGCGCGGAATAGTCACCACGACGCTTTCCTCGCCACGCGACACGACTATGCAACCACTCGCGGAAAAGCTCAGTGACTCGCGCATCACCTTTGTCGAGTCATACTCAAAGCCAGACGAAAGCGTTATTCCCGTTTCTTTAAAATAGTCAAACGTTTGCTCCGTCGCCGTGACTTCCCCAGAGACGCTCACGCCGCCTTCGAAAGAGAAACCAATCTGCTCTGGTCCTCCCCAATTCTCGTGGTCAGACGTTGACGTGGCGACCTCGTTGTAAGCGTATACGCCTCCGCCCGGCCAGTTCTTCGAGTCCGTCCCTATATGGTAGTCGTGCCCGATAATCTCCCCCGTTTCGTCAACGTGGCTCGACGCGCTCCCATAATTCGCGCCTTCGTATGTATAATACGCGGTCGCTTCAAATTTAACAACTGTGCTGCAATTTACGCCAGCGACCACGCCCTTGCCTGAGTCGTCCACAGTGAACGTGATTTTCGTTCCCGCCGCCAAAAAAGTGCCGCTAAACGTTTGTTTAATCGTCTCGGTCGTTGGGCTGCTGTCTGCCATCGCCAATCCCTCCGCTTACGCCGACGCACTGCCGTTAATCGCCGCCTCCAAAGCCGCAACACGCGCTTCCAAAGCCGCTAACGTCGTCGTCG